TCATCGTCCTTTGAGCTTCGCGGCCTTTGCCAGCCGCTCGAAATCGTCACGACAATCGGAATTGCAGAACAGAAACTCGGCTTCTACTACTTCATCGCAAAAGTGGCAGTGGCAGTCCGGCTGAAGCAACGGCGCTCGTCGCGCTGCGGCCAAGCCGGCCGCAATAGTACGGTAGATGCGGCTGTCCGCGTTGTCGGCGTGATCGCTCATGATTATTTTCCCTCATTGGTTGGAAGTTGATAGGGACGGAACCGGACCACGTCTTGGCCCGCCCACTCGTTCAAGGAAAGGAACTGTGCCTGCAACGGCTCAATCTCGTTGCAACCAAAGACGGCGGCGGCTTTCGTCACATCGCCGAAGCCGCCGGTGTTGTTCGGCATGGTCCCGAGTAATTGCGGCGGCACGCGATGCGCGGCCAGCACGTCGTCGCGCGTGCAGTTCTTGATGTTGAAAAATTCGTCCTTGGCCGCGATCTCGGAGACGGGCAGGATCTGCAGACCGTCTTTCTTGCCGCCTGGTGCATAGACAAACAGATTGCGGAAGTTGCCCGGTCCTTTGCTGTTGCGCATGGCCTCGCGCAGCTTGTCCACGTCGTTGACGTTGCTGGCCGTGTCGGTCATGTAGAGGATGAAGCCGGCATGCGAGCCGTTGAGGTAGTAGCGGCGACGAAAGAGCGTGGCCGATTCATTGAGCCAGGCCGATTGCAGCGCGCTCACGTACTGCGGCACCCCATACACCTCCTGGTTGATGTCGGGTGCCTGCAGGTGCCAGATGCCGTCCCGCTCGAATTCGTAGGTATCGCGCCAGCCGTTGACGAAGAAGTAGCGCCCTGGATCCACGCCGACGCGCGTGTATTTGGCCAATGCCGGCTTGAGGTTCAGGAGCTTGCCCGTCATGCTCTCGCGCCGCTCGGCGTAGCAGTTGCCGAACAGCAGAAAGTCCAGCGCCAGCCGCGTGAAGTCGCCCCGCGACAAGACGGCGGACGGCTGGAAGGTCGACGCCAGGATATTGACCTTGCACCAGATCGCACTAGCGTGATGAACGCTGGCATTCAAGGACTTGGCCAGGCCCGCCATGCTCAAGGGCGGCTCGTACCAATCGCCATTGCGGTAGCACTCGACGTCGGCCAGCATGTCCCGGCCTTCCAGCACGGGTGATGGGTCGCCGAAAGAGAATGCCTCAACGGCTGGCGGTGGCGCCTCGACCTTAGCCGGGAGGGCGTTGTCGGATGCAGCCGCGCGGCGGCGTGCTCTGTGTTTCATCAGAAGAACTCCATGGAAGAGGTGTTGTTAGCGGTGGTGCCTTCGAAGGGCTCGTAGTCGAGGGCGTGCATGACGGACCAGGCCAAGTCAGCGTGGCCGGTTTCTTCCGAGCGGCCGGCGTCATAGGTGACTGCGCGACCGCTGGGCGTGAGGATCTTGCGAATGGCCATGAAGGACTGCGCAATATCCGTCCAGCCCGCATCGAACTGCAGGCGGCCACTACGGATGATGTTTTGCGCTTTGAGCACCATCCGTGTTTTGACTTCCGGCGAATAGCTGATTGCGGTGGCACCCGGGAAGAACTGTTTCACCAAGGGATAGACACCTACGCCCATGCCGGTGGTGTCGATACCGATGTACTGCACGTTGTAGCGGCCGCACATTTCCTTGATGAGCGCGGCTTGCTCGGCAAAGTCTTTGCCGCGCCATTGGTGCCGCTCAAGGATGCGGAAATTTCCGCCAGGGACCAGCGGTGGGGCAATCACCGAGCAACCGGCGCTGTCGCCCGTCAGCGAAGGGTCATAGCCGATCCACACAGACCGATGGCCAAAGGGGCGTGCCGTGAAGGGCTTGTAGTCATCCCAATCCACCCACGAATCGACCATGCCGCGCTGCAGATCGGCCAGCGGGAATACCGACGCCGAATCGTCGATGAAGTTACACATCAAGAGGTTGTCGAACTGATCTGGCGAATATTCGAAGTCGCGCAGTTCGTCGATGTCGAACAGATCGCAGCCACCGGCGGCCGCGTCCATGATCGTGACGATCTGGCGCCAGATTTTGTCCTCGCCGGTGAAGCCGGACGACAGCCGCTTGTGAGTCACATCGATGTTGACCTTCTCTCCCTTGGCGCGGCGCTTGTTGAATGCATCGCCGGTCCAGAAGGGGTAAGCTTGGTGCGTGGTGGCCGAGGGTGTCGAGAAGTAGGTTTTACGCCACTTCTTATGCAGGGCCATGCCGGACGCCACCTTGTTCAGCTCAGTGAAATTGTGCGTCCAGAAGAATTCATCGAAATAGAAGTTGCCGTGGTAGCCCTGGGCGGTTCGCGCGTTCGTGCCGAGGAAATACAGATGCGCGCCGTTCGGCAGAACGATAGGATCGCCCGACAGCTCCACGCCGCACGCGTCCTTTGCAAACTGGATGATGTACTGCTTGAAGACGTGCGCCTGCGATTTCGACGCCGACAGAAAAATCTGATTGCGCCCGGTCTGGATTGCATCAATCAATGCCTCGCGCGCGAAGTACCAGGTCGCGCCGATCTGGCGAGATTTCAGGATGATGCGCGTGCGCTCGCTGCCGTTTCGATACCAGACCTTTTGATAGTCGAACAGCGAATCATCGAACGCCTCGACGATGCGCTGCTGTGCCTCTTCGCTGAACTCGTTGCGCACCGGCTTTTTCTTCGGGCCGGCATTGCGATTGGCGATCTTGGGATTGAGGTCGGTCTCGTTACCGCCCGGCTGCTCATAGCGGCGCACGCGCGCGGCCTGCACAAGCTGACGCATCAACGCGTCGAGTTCCTTGTACTCGCCATTGCCCTTTACTTCCTTGGCGATCAGTTGCACTATGCGCGCTTCAAGGGCAATCTCTACGCGCTCCAGGCGCGAGACCTTTTCCCATTCATCGCGGTGCTTCCAGCTATTGACGGTGGAACGTTTTATTTTCAGGTGGCGCGCAATCGACGAGATGCGCCAGCCCTCGAAGTAGAGCCGGCGCGCAACGTGCCGAGGCTCGGTCGCCTGGTCGATGTTGTCCTTGATGTCTTCTGGAATTTCTAACATGCCGCAAGCGTAGGCGGCGCGCGCGCGTAGCGGGGACTTTGGCGAGTCGCTATCCCCGATAACAACCCTCACTTGATTGATGCATTTCGCCCATCGGCAGAAGATGACGTTATCCGATCAACCGATAACGAGCGCGAAAACTCATGGCAACCAAGAGCAAATTTTTCCGCGTCGCGACTGAAGGCGCGACCACCGACGGCCGTAGCATCAGCCGCGAGCAAATTCAACAAATGGCCGACAGCTACAACGTGAAAACCTACGGCGCTCGCGTGTGGGTCGAACACCTGCGCAGCTTGCTTCCTGATGGCCCCTTCAAGGCCTACGGCGATGTGCTGGCGCTGAAGGCCGAAGAGGTCGACACCGAGAACGGCAAGCGCCTGGCTCTGTTCGCTCAGATCGAACCCACGCCCGCACTGATCGCCATGAACAAGGACCGTCAGAAGATTTTCACCAGCATCGAGCTGGCCGACAAGTTCGCTGATACCGGCAGCTCCTATTTGGTCGGCCTGGCCGTGACCGACAGCCCGGCCAGCCTGGGCACCGAGATTCTGCAGTTCTCGGCCACCAATCCGAAAGCATCACCTTTCACCCCCCGCAAGCTGAAGCCGGAAAACCTCTTCTCTGAAGCCATCGAGGCCAAGCTCGAATTCGAGGAAGACGGCCCGAGCGTGGCCGAGACTATCAAGCAACTGTTCAGCCGCATCGGTGGTGGCGAGAAGAAGGCCGATGCCCAGCACGCCGATGTGGTCGCCGCCATGACTGCCGTGGCCGAGAAGGTCGGCGAGTTCGCGCAATCCGCCGCGCAGGCGAGCAAGGATGTGGCCGACGCTGTGGCCCGCCTTGAGAAGCTGGAAAAGCGCGTGGGAGAGGAATCGACCGCTGCCGAGCAATTCCGCCAGACCCTCAACCTGACCGACAAGAGCAACCTGCAGCGCCCGCCAGCCACCGGTGGCGGCAACAGCGGCACCGTGCAGACCGAGTTCTAAGCGCTCGACCGACGAAGCAAACTATTTCCGCATTTCACTGGAGCAGAACACATGAAGAATCAGACCCGCGCCGCCTACAACGCCTACACTTCGCGCCTGGCCACGCTCAACGATGTCGCCGGCGGCGCCGTCCACTCCACCTTCTCGGTGGACCCGAGCGTGCAGCAGAAGTTGGAAGACAAGATGCAGGAATCGTCCGAATTCCTGGGCAGCATCAACGTCATCGGCGTCGATGAGCTGGAAGGCGAGAAAATCGGCCTGGGCGTGTCCGGCCCCATCGCCAGCCGCACCGACACGCGCGGCGACAAGCGCCGCAGCACGCGCGATGCGTCGGCCATGACGAATACCCGCTATCGCTGCGAGAAGACCAATTTCGATACCCACATCACCTACGCCAAACTGGATGCCTGGGCCAAGTTCCAAGACTTCCAGACCCGCGTGGCCAATGCGATCCTGAAGCGCCAGGCGCTGGACCGCATCATGATCGGTTTCAATGGAGTGAAGGTCGCGGCCGATACCAACCTGACGCAGTATCCGTTGCTGCAGGACGTGAACAAGGGCTGGCTGCAACAGATCCGCGAGAACTCGCCGCAGCGCGTCATGGGCCTGGTCGGCCAGGACTTGCCGGGCAAGGTGGTCATCGGCAGTGGCGCCGGTGCCGACTACACAAACCTCGATGCTGCCGTGTATGACGCGGTCACCAATCTAGACCCGTGGTATCAGGACGATACCGGCCTGGTGGTCATCGTCGGCCGTGAACTGCTGCACGACAAGTATTTCCCGCTGATCAACAAGGACAAGGCCCCGACTGAGACCCTGGCCGCAGACATCATCATCAGCCAGAAGCGTATCGGCGGCCTGCCGGCGGTGCGCGTGCCGTCCTTCCCAGCCAATGCCATGCTGATTACCCGCCTGGACAACCTGTCGATCTACTTCCAGAACGGCGGCCGCCGCCGTCGTGTGGTGGACGAACCGAAGGCCGACCGCATCGAGAACTATGAATCGTCCAATGACGCCTATGTGATCGAGGATGAGGGCCTGGCCGCCCTGGTGGAAAACGTGGTGCTGCAGGATGCGGCAGCGGGCGGCGCCTGATGTCTCGCCTGTCTCCTGCCGCGCGCCACCGCGAGCGCATGCTTGGCAAGCTGGCGGCGTCCGCCGGCGAGCCGGGCGGCGTGACCACCGGCAGCGCCTATGAGCTGATGCTGATGAAGCTTCATGAAGACCGCCGAACGCTGTCCAATATCCAGTCCATTGAACGCAAGATCGAGATGAAGGCGACCATGCTGCCGGCCTATCAGGACTGGACTGACGGCGTGCTGGCGGGCGGCCGTGGCGCCCACGACGAAGTGCTGGTCAACGTGCTGGTGTGGCACATCGATGTCGGCGACTACGAACGCGCCCTGCAGCTCTCAGCCTATGCCCTGGAACACCAGTTCAATTTACCGGATCGGTACGACCGCACCTTGCCCACGTTGCTGCAGGATGAGTTCGCGGGCGCCAGCCTGGGCGGCAAGCTGAAGGATGACCCGGCCCGCGCGGCCGAGATCCTGCAACAGGTCCTGGCCATGACCGGCAATGCCGATACGCCCGACCAGGCGCGCGCCAAGGTGCATAAGGCGCTGGGCCTGGCCCTGCTGGAGCTGGTCAATCAGGTGGATGCCGAGAACATCACGGCGGCCACCGCTGACCGAGCCACGGCTTCGCTGCAGCACCTCATCCGTGCGAGTGAGCTGCACCAGGCGGCCGGTGTCAAGAAGGAAATCGAGCGGCTGGAACGGCGACTCAAGAAATTCGCCGAGCCGGCCAAGTAAAGAGCACCCCACGGCGCAGGGGCGGCCCGAGACGGAAGCGGCATTGTCCGTCGGATGTCTCGGCCACCGCCCCCCAATGAGATCAAGACCATGAGTTATATCGACGACGTGCCGGTGACGGCGGGGCCGACCGTGCCGGCCGATGTGAAGGCCATCACCAATGACGGCTTCTTTCCGGACATCAGCATGCCGGCCATGCGGGATGCCATGCGGCTGGACTCGACGGTGACCGACGCGCGCCTGCGGCCGGCCCTGGTGGACGCGATACTGACCACCAATCGGCTGCTGCGGGACTGGCAAGCGGACCACCTGGCCAGGGGCATCCAGAAGCTGGAAGAGGTGCCATCGCTCAAGGTGGACGGTGAAAGCCAATACGTTGCGCACTATCGGCGCGCCGTCTACAGCTTCGCCAAGGCCGACATCTTCGAGAGCTATCGGGATTACGACACCACCGCGAGCGCACTGACTGACAAGAAGAACATGGAATGGATGGACACGGCCCCGGACGTGCAGCGCCGTAACGGCCATTGGGCCATCAATGACATTCTCGGCCGCACGCATGCAACCGTGGAGCTGATCTGATGCAGGTGCGCAGCCAGCAGGGCGACACGCTCGATGCCCTGGTGTTTCGCTATTTGGGCGCCAGTAGCGGCTATGTGGAGCAGGCGCTTGCGCTCAATCCTGCTTTGGCCGCATTGGGGGCCGTTCTGCCAGCGGGAACGATGGTCACGCTGCCCGCTGCAGTGGATGCGCCCAGCACCACGCAAGACAGCATCAGCCTGTGGGACTGACAACATGAATACCAAATCACTGACAAGGGGAAATCACGTTATGGCAGCAGAATCCGCCGGTGGCATCGCTGCCATCCTGAAAATCTACGGCATCAAGGCTGTGCTCGGCATGGTCGGTGCCGCGCTGCTCTATATCGTCCTACCGCCGCGCAACCTCGATGGCTCGTTCAACGAAAAGGAGTTCGTGGTGCGCCTGGCGTGCGCGGGCGCCTTCTCCATCATGTTCGGCGACCTGGCATTTTCAGTGCTGCTGCAGCATGTGCCGACGATTGCCGCCGTGCTGGGGCCGAAGCCGGTCGATTTGATGGTGGGTGCGCCGGCCTGGTGGATTACGCGGGCCGTGGCGCTGTGGTTTCAGCGGCGCCAGGGCAAGGACATCGCCGAGCTGGCGCGCGACGTGAAGGAAACGCTGTGAACGCTATCGACAACCGCCGCGCCTTCCTCGGCATGCTGCGCTTCTCCGAAGGCACGTCCAACTCGCCGACCACGCGCGACCGCGGCTATGACCAGATCGTCGGCCGCACCCGCTTTACCAGCTACGCGGACCATCCGCGCGTGCGTGTGTACCTGCCGAAATACAAGGTATGGTCTACGGCCGCCGGCGCCTACCAGCTCTTGATGCGCTACTACGACTATTACGCGCCGATGCTCAAGCTCAAGGGATTCGCCCCTGTGGTGCAGGACGCCATCGCCCTGCAGCAGATCAAGGAATGCCGGGCCTTGCCCGATATCGACGCCGGCCGCCTGGCAGACGCCATCGCCAAGTGCAAGAACATTTGGGCGTCCTTGCCGGGCGCTGGCTATGGTCAGTTCGAGCATCGCTATGTGGATCTCGAAAAGGCATTTACGCGGGAAGGCGGTGACGCCATCGTGCTGCCGACACTGAAGACCAGCGAAGAGCTACACCTGGCCTTCGTGGAGGCTGGCGGGGTATTGGCATGACGCTCACGGACACATGGCGCACGCGCCTGCGTGCTGGGCTCGGCGCCATCCTGCTGGCGATGGCTTTCGCCGCCGCCTGGATGATACAGGGCTGGCGCAAGGATGCCGATATCGACCACCTGAAGGCCGGCATTGCCGTGGCCAATCAGGCGGCGGCGGACGCCAGGGCCGAACGCACGCAACAAGTCCTGCAGGCGGAACGCAACGCGCGTGACGCCATCCAGGCTATCACCGACAAGCTCACCAATGAGAGGGATACCGCCCGCCATGAGAAAGACACTTTCATTGCTGGTGTGCGCAGTGGCGCTATCCGGCTGTCAGTCCCCGTCGTCGCTGCAGTGTCCGCCGGCCCCGGTTGCGCTGATTCCACCGCTGCCGGCGGACTTGGCCAAGAAGCGCGCGCCGAACTTACGCCAGCGGCAGCAGAGTTTCTTGACGACATCGCCAGCGAAGGCGATGACGCCATCCGACAAAGCAATGCCCTGATCGACGCC